CTGCCGCCATACCTTTTGACAGTTTTAAAATTATCCTGAATAAGTATTATGTCTCCCGGCAATAAAAAGCCCCCTTCCTGACTAGTTGAAAACTGCACCACATCTGTTTCAGTTTGATTAGTATATAAAATCCATTTAGCAATTCTTTTTGCTTGACTTGCAGATGTAGTACCTATAGCAACAACTTCTTGCTCGTTATACCCAAACTCTCTTAATGCAGGAAAATCTTCAGCATAAGCGACTTTAACTTTAAAATTATCATTAGCATCATTATATCTAACTACTACACTAGAAGTTCTTGATGTTTTTGCGCTACCCGTGTAAGCAAATGTTCCAGATGAAACGTTTGAATTGTTAAACATTAAAACTGCATCTTTAGGCTTATCCACAGAGGGAAAGAGTAAACCTTCACTCCAATAAGTTAGACCTCTAAATATTGCTGCTATATTATTTATGGTGTTTAAAGCTTCATCTCTGTTATTAAAAACAACATTACAAGTGAATCTCGACTCTAAGATAGGCAGCTCTCCCAAATACTGCCTAACGATGTAACCTGAAGTAACATTTTCTAAAGAATAAGATCTACTGTATTTATCTTCAAACGACCTAGCTTCGTCAGAGGTAAGATAAGATTGAGCATTGTCATTTATGATAATATCTTTTATAAAATCTTTTGCATTTATAGATGCAACAATGTCGTCTGAGCGGTTAAACAAGAATTGTTTTTTTAAATCTGGATAATTCAAAAAAACATCTTCGACACCAAAATCTTTTATTATTTCAAATTTAAAATCTGAACCATCAATATTTATTTTTTTTATTATGCCTTTATAATTATAGTCTATATCGGTACCCCCATCTTTTAAGTCCATAAAACAAATATCAGAGCCTAATTCAAATTTAGAGTTTAAACCTGATAAGTTACCATTTATTGTTATTTTAAAGACACCTGAACCTTTATTTACTGAAAATTCATCGAATGGATGCAATCCTGTATTACCAGTGGGAACTAGCTCGTCACAATATTTAGATATAGAATACAAATTCCACTTATCCAACATAGATTGTTGAAACGCGTATTTACCTAACCCATATCTGTTATTTGTCATTATGTCATACAGAATCCAAGCCGGGTTATCCGTCCACTTTTTGTTTAAAGCAAAAGTTCCGTTCCAGTTTCCTTCATATATTTTTGCTTCAGCATCATAATTAGAAGGCACATTTATCTTTAATAATTTTAAATCATAAGATCTTTTAGGTATTTGAGCGAAAGCAGAAGCATCAAAAATATTACCCATGATTGAACTATTGGGATACCTCAATTTTTCTTTTATATTTTCGACTATTGAGCTTACAGATAAAGATTTATTAGCTTTTATGAATGACGGTTTAAAGTCTTTGTCTACTCTCGTAATTTTTATGTATCTTTTCTTTGTGTCTTCTGACGGTGGAAGAGGTATATGATAACTACGTATATATTCTGATGAAGCAAACCCTCTTATAAAACAAGATAAGTAGCCTACAGAGCCCCCTTGATCTAAAGATAAAGAATCCCCCTCATAACCTACTTCAATAACAAATGACGTATTTACAGTATAAGCGCTATTTGCGTTATATTGGCCAGTAAAACCCATATTCAAAACTAATTCATCTACATTATGATTTATAACTGTATGTACAAAAGGAAATTCTGAGTATGCAAAATTAGGTTTTGTCTTACTACTAATTACCGTATCATAATCATAACAGTAGTCTGTGTTCTGCTCTGCTTTGGCTACAAAATCCACATTGTTAATTCTAACATTACTTAATGATGCTGTATGAGGGTTTGCAAATAAAGCTATTCCGTAATTAAAAGTTTGGCTTGCTTTAGCAAAAGAAAGGCCTTTGTTTAAATCAGATAAAGCTCTTTGTTTTTCAGTTCCCAATCTAATTTCAGAAAAAACAGTTCTATAGTTGTAGGTATTTGTTTTTGTATTTTTTACAGGGTTATCATCAAAATATAAACCTTTAAAATAATCACTATTTTTATTTATATCATTAGATAATAAAATCAAATCACCGTTGTTATCACAAAGGCCCGCAACTTCACCTTCAGATAAAATATCAACAACTTGGTAAAATGATGTTGATTCTTTTTTGTTTTTTTTGTCTTTTGCTACTTCATTTAAACGTGTCGACCTCTTATTTGTAAATGTGTTGTTGATTAAACGGTAAGGTTTTTCGTCTGCATTTACAAGCTCAGCAGAAGGGCAAACTTTTCTAGCAGTTAATGTCGCCCATTTATTATTATGTTGATTTAGACCTATTGAATGGCTCATATTAATTAAATTTTGCTATTGACGCAGATGCGACATCTATTTCTTCTTTTTTTAATTCTTTACTTGTATTATTAGAAAATAAAATTTCATAAAAATTACCTTCTAAAGTAAGAGCTTTATCCACATTTATCAGACTCACAGATAGAATAGTACTACCTACCTTAAATCTGCCGTAACCAACAGGAACAGGAGAGCCCTGTTTTACAGCATTCTCTGCTTGATTAAAAATATAGGAAGACGTTGAGGCTGTATCAGGATCATCCGGCGCAAGCAATTTGCTCATAAGAAGACTCATACCTACAGCAAAAGCAATATTGATAACTACAGCCGCAATAAGTGCGCCTACTTTCAGAGTGCCTATTGATGTAGCAGCTGTGGCGGCAATCATAATAGTAAATCCTATCGCACCCATTAGTATGGGAAGAATAACTACTTCACTGTTTTTAACATTAACTAGGTCGAAATTTTTATCTGATGCCGCCTTACCATTTACAAAGATGCTCATTTTGCGCTTCCTATTGGAGGAAGTGTATTTTCTAAGCATTCCAGTGTTGGATTCTATAGCCCTAAAAACTTCAGATAATTTTGAGCAAGCAAAATTATGGTGTTTACCCACCACTTCTCCAAATCTGCCATGTATAATAACGTTTGTCATTAGTATATTATACACTTTCAAATGCAAAAATAAACTTGTTTAAAACAATAGGGGTCAAAAAAACAAAAATTATCATCAATAACAGAATAAATTAAAGAAAAATGCTGATGTTCTTTTGCGTAATCTAGATCTTCGCTGCTGGGACAAGCTGAACCAAGAACATGAGAGTGCCATATAAAAGAGATATCTTCTTTTGTTATTATCTCAAAATAGCTCTCGGGGGGTATTTGAAAAAAAAATCTTTTATTATTATGAATATTTTCAAGGAAATGTAATTTTTTATCTGTGGCTATACCGCAACATTCATAATTACGATTCGAGCAGTAATTTTTTATTTTTTTAAAAAATAAATTAAAACCTGTAAGACTCGATTGACGGAAATCCTCCAAATGGTAACCCTTTGTCATAGTTCTGAGAAGAATAATGTTTAAATCTTATTTTGCAACCAGTTAAGTTTTTGGAGCATTTATCCGCAACCCAATTTTCTTTCTCAAATTTAGGGTCTTTATTAATAGTGTTATCTTTTATGCAAACATAAAAATGATTACTTAAACAGTTCGTGTTTTCCTGTTCGCCAGATTGACCTATTTTACTAGAAACATTAAAATAAGGTTTTATTCTTACTATATCCCCTTTACCGTAAGGTGTATTTTTATCATAATCCCCCTTATAAGCGTTGTTAGGTAAAGGAATATTGTAACCATCTTTGTCCCAAAATATTTTATTATCTTCATCTGCTACTGGAACCCCAAGGTTACCAATAGGTTGACTGTTATCCGTGAAAATATTCCTATCTGACCGATTCTGTACCGTTTGTGTAAAATTTTTATCTTGACCATACAAGCACCCTTCACCCCTGTAAACCCAAGGGCAATAGTTGGCAACCATCGTTCTCGCAGGCAATTTTGCTCCCTCATACTCAAGGGGAGAAATAAGCTCAAATTCAACAAAAAACTTATTTTCTTGCGACTTCTTATTTATTAAAAACCTATCATCGCTGAATCTAGCTTCAGGATCAGGTATAGCAAAAGGATTAAAACTGTTAGGAAAGTTTGCTGAATCTAAATATTTTAAAAAAGTTCTTTTTCTAGTGAACATATGCCCAACCAGATCAGATCTTGTTTTTATGGCGTCACTCATTAAGCCTTCCAAGTTCGCTACAGTCAAAGTCGGTCTGGGCATTTTACCATCGCCTTTTTTCTCGAATCCTGCAGCATCTACTGGAATAGAAATATAGGTTCTGCCATCAAAAACTATATTAGAAGAAGATATAGTGCCGGGATGAAATCGAAAAATTCCATCTTGTTCCCCTAAATCTATCTCATATAACTCAATGATAGTATCAGGTAAAAGATCTAATAAAGAAGAATTGAATGATTGTGTTGACATGATTATTAGCTATTTGTTTTAATGTATCCAGCAAACCCTGAGTTATCTTCTACAGTGTTGTTTAAGGTATTAGTAGTTATGGGTGAAGCGCCAGTGATAATTTGCAAAGGTTTACGAGCTCTTTGTGATAAAGTTAAATACACGGAATCTCTTTCTTTTGGAAGTAACTGTTTGTTATACATAACTATATCTGAAATGTTGAAACTTGTTTTCTGGTTATTGTATGCCCCAAGAATAGGATTTATATCAAAAGTTAAACTCGACAATTCAACATTTTCATTTTGAATAATAGGTTCGTTATTAATATATACAGAATATAGAAAACTAGAGCCACTTTTTTTAGCGGTAACATTATAAACAAAAGCATAACTAGGTAAAATTTTAACTTGAGTTTCAACTGTTAAAGAGGTGACGGCACTGTTAACATCACATGGCATACCAGTTGATTCTTTTATATTTCCAACTTGATTATCCCCACCTTTAATATAGATTCCCTGATGAACTTTATTGCCTCCATTTGAAAATTTAGAAAAAACATAATTCCTATGCTTACGATTTTCATCGGTATTGAATTGCCTTCCTGACTCAAAAGAATTAGGAAAAACAACATAGAAAAAATCAAACTCTTCTGTACTGTTGCTTAACAGATTAGAGCCTTGCACCCCCTGTATAGTAGCAGCCTCGTTGCCGTCAAACTCTATAGAGTTTTGATTATTAAAATATTTAGTTCTCGATATGTCTGAATAAAATTTTGGCTTGTTTGATCCACCTGTTATTTTTACATTTGATATCGTTAATCCAGTTTTTACTTCTGCGGCTTGCCATGTGTCTACAGTTTCGCCGTTTGCTGCATCAGTAGTTGCTGTATTATAAACTGTCGTGTTGGCATCCCATCGAGCTATAAACCCTGATATTTCACTTATTTGGAATTGTGTATCAGCAAAAAGCAGTGTTCCCATTATATTTGATGTGGTATACGCAGTACTATTGCTATTAATTGCGTATCCACCTCTTCCTCCTTCGGCAGGGCCTCCTTGTAAAGTAGTGTTTACATTAAATAAGATGTTGTCATCTCCTGCTATTTTATTAAACGCTAAGTCAGCCCCATTAGATCCAAATTGCCCAAACGTACCGCCATTACCGCCTTCAGATATTTGACTTTCTATATCGAAAGCTCTACCCACCCCAGCGCTACTTAATGTCCCTTCATTTTTACGTTGCTGATCGTTAAATGAGGTACCTATTTCTACAAATGATGATGCCGGTATATAAGTGTTTCCTGAAGAAGATCTCCCATAGCCTTGACCCCCTCCACCAAATCCAGCAGTCTGCAAACCAACCAAATCACTGTAAGAAAAAGTCCCTAACATATCGTCACCTTGAATTATATTTATATTATTATTATTACCGTCTATAAGAGATAACGTTGTATTATCTTCTATTTCATTTTTATCCCTCACATCTCTTACTAAAGACGCTATTTTTGAAGTAAAAAACCGATCTCCGCCACCACCACCGCCGCCCCCAGCATACACGTTGAATTGCGGTGCGAGATAAATTCTAAAATTAGAAATGTCACTATTGATACGTATAGCATCTCCTCCTTCGCTTCCATTTTTACTGTCTATGTGTTGGCCAAAAATTATCTTACCTTCATCTATAGGGTCCCATTCCACATTGGTAAATCCACCATTACCACCTCTTCCACCGTGACCAATAATTCTAGCTCCATCTTTTATATATAAATTTATATTTAATTCTTGAGAAGGCGAACCTACTTCAATTTTTTCCCCAGTATCAATAGCGGGGCTATTTGAACTATTTGATCCTACTATAAAATTCTCGCTTACTATAAAATGTGCGCCAGTATAATAGTCTGTGAAATTAGCGTTATTTATTCCTCTTTTATTAAGTTCATGTACAAAGCGACTATTTAGATTTACATTTGTCTCATTATTGTCAAGATAAATCTCTAAAGCTCCTTTGTCAGCAGTAGATAATTTTATCGTTGGGTCCGGGTTACCACCAACAGGTAAACTAGTAGAACCTGAAACCAAACCTGTTAAAACATCACTATTAACAGCTTCCTCAAAAGAGTCTGCCCCAGAACAATAAACCCAATCAGAATATGATGCTAGGCTGTTAGAAGTATCATAATGCTCACCTCTTATTCTGTAATAATAATCTGTATTTGCGGTTAAACCTGTATCAGAATAAGTATTGAATCCATTTATGCCTGTAGAAGTCCCATAATAAAAAGACTCTAAAAAATGCCCGCCTTCAGACAGTGGTAAGGTAATTGGTTTTTCAGTTTTACCTATATTTATGTATTTTAAATTGCTCCAAGTTTGAGTAGCATTTGTTGACCTTTGTATATGATATTTTTCAAAGTAATATCCAGTGGGAGGATTGATCCATTGTAAATCATGGTAATAAAGTCCTTGATCATCTTTTTGATTTGTGATCCCTAAAAATTTCTGAGGATGAGCTGGAATTAACTCGTTGGTGCTGCCAAAATGCCCAGTAACATAACCCGTCAAATCTACACGTATAACTCCTAATTCTGGTTGCCCATTATAATAAGTTCTATCTTTTGTTCCATCTATTTCAGAAACAAAACTCAAATTAACTTGAGTAGTGTAAGCGCCAGTCCCGGCTGGACCAGTAGTACCTAAAGGGCCAGAAACATCTTTAAGGCCATAAAAGTCAAAAGGTATAAATTTTGTGCTGCCTGCTAATATGCTTACCCTTTCATCTTGATCATTGTTTAGTTGACCACTAATAAAATCATAAGCCTCTATAACATCACCTTGTTCTTCTAAAGTCATTCTTACAGTAGTGGTGCCACTGTTAGTTAAATAAAAACCTGTACGTATGCCAAACCCTGTTTGTACGGCAAACTCCATGCCGGTAACACCTATATAACCAGTGCCTTGCGCCCTTTGTGTGACTGCTGTAGGTAAACTCATGATAAGAAAGGATCTACTGTAATTAAATTAAGAAATTCTATTTCGTAAGACGTATAATCTATAGGTTGCTCCTGTAACATTATTGATATGTCATTATTATCTTTAAACTTTATGGTATGTTTCCATTCTGTGCATAAAAAAGGTTTGGTTTCGTTATAAGGAGACGGAGGCGTAAATAAAAATTGATCATAACCTCTGTGTTTTTCTAGAAAATGTAAAATTGCTTTAGCTTGCTTATCTGTTCTAGATGTTAAATTTATGTTCAGTTTTAATAAAGATTTATTTAAACCATCCTCAACACGCACAATAAAATCATTCTGAAAACTCTGTTTGAAAAATCTAGGAGACTCATTAAAAGAAATACCTTTGTTCAAAGGCCAGTAAAAATGTTTTTTTGTCCATAGACTGTTGTTTCCTATCGGACCATTATCATCCGTAGCTACAACCTCTGATCCTCCTGAATAATAATACCAACCCGAAGTTGCTGGTGTAAAATTACTACCGCTACCATAAACGATATCATCTTCCGAATAAGAGTTTCCAACCGCCCAAAATCCGCTTGTATTAGAAAACGGTATGTAAAAATCCTTCCAATCCGTAGTTGACCTATCTTCATTATGAAGAGTCAAGCCTACAGAATTAACATTGGGATATTCCAAATTGTTACTGAAAGATTCTACAAAAAACTCCAATTCTTGATCGTAAGGTGCAAATGGCGTCCAATAAATACCGGAGTATCCACCACTGGGCTTAGCACCTTTATTAAATGAATCCTCTAATAAATGAATAATAGCTTTTGATTCTTTATCTGACCTTTTGCTCAAAGGTAAATTAAAAGATGATTTTATAGAGTTTTCAGATTTATTTAAATAATTAAAATATCCATCTCCATAGTTTATTTCATAATATTTATTTTTAAACTCTACAGACGCTCCATAAGAAACTTCCGCGAAAAATTTATTTGTCCAAGGCCCATTGGTGACTGTAGGTAAATTAGAAGCGGCAGAAGTTGCCGCAGCTCCGGTGTAATAATAATGACCAGAAGCGCTCTGTGCAGCATGATGTTCTGTGACACCATCAGTATATCCGCTATAGTAAACTATATCGAATTTTGAATAATTGTTGCCTAGCTCAAAAGCTGAAACATTTGTTATATTTGTGTCGCCAGAATTTAAAATCATACAGCAGCCTTACCTGTTAAGTATTCTTGGGAGATTGACAACGATCCTTGCATAAATCCATTTGCTGCTGCAGATATATCATTTTTATATATTTGCCCTGTGCACCCAAACTCAGCTAAAGCAGAATCTCCGTAAACATCATAAATATTTATAGCAACCCCAGCATTATTACCTGTAAAAGAAATGGCGTTACCAAAATCTTCACCTTTAACAGATAAATTTATCATTACATTTTCTTTGGTTACTCTATACGGAACTTCGTTACCGATTGTAACGACAGGGTTTCTATCTGTTGACACAGAATAATCAAATGATATTTGCTTGTTGACTTTTAAGTTGTCTCCTGCTAAAAAAGATCTTAACCCATGTCCTATAGGAACATCTTCCTGTATAGAACTATAAGATTCAAAAGTCGCATCTGAATCCCCGTCATTATTCAAGACGCCTAAAGATCCATATAAATCCATTTCAGACTCAAATAAGATTGGCTGAAACGGCGCTACAGAAAAACTTAAAGATTTAATAAATCCGCTTTCAAAAGTCATCCCAGCAAAAGATCCGCTTAGAGCTTCTCCAGTGTGCTCTATAGCCGTCAAAGGGTTTAAAAAGTCATGAAAATCTCCAGTACAGTAATGAGAGAAGTTTAAGGACCCCTTGACTGGCCCTTGCGGAGCATAACGAATAATCGAGCCCGTCACATCTGTCACAGGCTCCAATGAAGCGTCAAAAGAAAGTCTGGCGTTTTCAGCAAATATACTTGTATCTGCCACTTTCAATAATGCTTTTTCGTATTTTATGAATTTAGTTGCCATTAGGTTATTTTTAACTCGTATGTGAAGTCTACAGCTCCATACACTGGGCCACTCGAACCTACCATCCCAGCAGCCAAATACGAATTAATAGGTATATCCACGCTTACATTATTAGAGTGAACTGTGCTACGAACAGCGCAATTTGCGTTTGCCATATTATAATTTGCCTTGTCAACAGTAAGGCTTGCCTCATGATTTGATGCTGCCCAAGTAAAATCTCCAGCATCTGCAGGAGCGCAATAGAATCTTAATTCAAATTGGTGCGAACCAGAACCATTCACAACGACCTGACTGTTTATATAACTAGTAATTTTTATTAATTTTGCTGCATATTGATTCCTTCCAAATGCCTCAAGACCCTCTTTATTAAAACTTGTCGCGCCTGAGCTAACACAAGTCCAACTTATATTACTAAAGTAGCCGCATATGGAACTTACAGCACTGCTGTTAAAATTGCCGACACAAAGACCGCTTCTTTGGAAAGCAGGAAAATAAACAAAATCATCCTCTGCGTCTGCGGTCCCGTCAAAATTAACATTTAAATCAAATGGTACAGAATAAACGCATACAAATCTTCCAGTATTATGACCAGTATTAGTTTTATTATGAGTATGAATATTATGAGCTAAAGAAGCGGACCCTCCAGTATTGATATAAAACAAATTATTACAAATAGTGGAGCTGTCAAATTTTGCGTCACTTTGACTTAAGTTAGCATTTTTATAACTTATACCAAAATGCTTGTTAAAAGATCCATCCTGAAATGTGCCTGTTATCCAATTAACTTTTTGAGAACCATCGTTGCTTGAATAGCTTACTACATTAGAGTATGCAGAGGAGCAGGAGCTTGTATTCTTAAAATATATTACTGACCCGCTAGAATCAGAAGAATAAAAATCCCCGACCAACAATTGATTAGTTGATACATTTAAAGCGGCGCTAAGAGTAGTTGTTCTGACTCCAAGGCTCCCGGTGCTATTAATATTTATATTAGAATTTGCGAAGGAATTAGATGAACCCAAACTAAATCCGCTTCCTGTATTAGATAAATACAAACTGTTAGTGACTGTTGTTCCACAGTCTCTTCTTAATTCTATTACAGCTCCATTAATATTTTGCACAATAGCGTCAGAACCACTAGCCGAACCTTCTATATGTAAAGTCGCATTAGGATCAGTTTCACCTATACCTATTTTACTTGATGCTTCATAAATGATACTGTCAGTTAATGCTGAGCTACTACTCCATTTTGGTATGTAATTAGCGCTACCACCACCGCTTACAGTTCCGCCTCCTAAAGCAGAAATATCAGCCCATACGTAATTTGCACTACCTACAGATTTTAAATATTGATCCCCAGAACCACAGGAACCATTGCAATCATAAATTCCGCCTGTAACATAAAAACCGCCATTAACCTGTAAAGAATAGTTTGCTGTTGTACCACCAATACCAACGTTTCCGCCATCTTTAATAAATAAAGACACAATGCCTCCATCATCGTAAAACCTAATACCGTTTGCGTTAAGAGCGCAAAAAGTTTCACGCTTAAATAAATTGTCAACAGTGATGTTTTTAATTTCAGGGTTAGTTATAGAAGAATTTTTATCTCCTATAAATAACACATTACAACCTGCTGTTGTCGTTAGTGTGTTGTAGTCTAATATCTTTGGCATTTTTTAAATAAAGTTTCTAAATTGTAAATCTATTGCTAGTAAACCATCAACAGAAGTTGTTATGCTTTCTGACAACAAGTTCCCTGATGCTGGTATATTCCCATTGTAAGCTGTTATACCTAATCCATCATCTTGAATTATTTGGTTATTGTGATCCCTTATAAATTCTGAGTTATGATCTAATAACCCATCTAACGTGCCTTCTTTTAACGGACACTTAATATTTACACCTAAAGATTTATATACACCGCTTCTAACATTATCTATCATGTTTGCAGTATAATAATCATCAATTTCTACTGTG